TAGTTTTGAATAGGCAAAGTTTAGAGTCCTGTTTTTGTGGTCACGCTTGAAAGGCAGACCATTGGGTTTCTTTGCTTCCCACCACTCAAAATATTTTTGTGTGTGGTTCTCTTTGACCCAATCATACACCGAGTTAACAGTTTTCTTAGTTGGTTCGAATGCAACAGAACCACTAGAGAATCCCATTTTGTTCCAATGTTCCAGTCCATCGTATTGCGACAACCCATTTGATTTGGTGTTACCATACAATGAAGTTGTTGTTACGCCGACAAGAACATCTCCATATTGTCTCTTCCAGTCTTTCTGCACAGTATCAGAGAGACACAGTAGAGCCAATAGTTTACCGCCCATGTAATTAAAACCGAGCGGTTGCAAAGGCACAATGGTAGAACCAATCGCGGTATGATTGATCATATTACCTTGTGTCTTCACAGTTCTTTCCCAACCAATTGCCTTGTCACGAGGCGTCAGATCAAGAAAGTCCGATGAGATGCAAATGACACCAAGATACTTCTCAGTCACTTCATCAATCACCGTATAGAATAGGTTTCTTCCAATGTTGGAATTATTCTTCATCGTAGAAGAAAATGTACGAACGGTGTTCCAAGTTTCAGCCAAAGGACCATTCGACAAGACCATTTTAGGTTTCAGATTCTCATAGTCATCTGGTGATTTTGGCATCCAAAAATTAGACTTAACTTTTTCGACAAGTTTAATTTGGTTATTGTCGATGAGTTGAACTTGATAACCATCAAAAATAGTATTGATCTCGCGTGTAGGATATTTCTCATGCACTTCACACCACTTTTGGTACAAAGTATATTCACGAACATCCATTTTCGATGCAAGAGTTAGATCACCAATCAGAGATGATTTTAAATTTTCCGTGTCGATGTGAGTGAAGCGAGATGGTTCATTTTCAATTTGCCATAGTCGCCACTGTTCAGTAACATCAGGAAATACTTTTTTGGTTGCCATTAATAAACTTATTTTTTCGTAGATAGTTGGTACTTCTGAAACTTAAGCATTTTCTTATTCAGTTTGCTTAACTTTTTTAATCCCAGTTGTAACGCAAGTGGTTTAACTCTGTCAGTATACACGATTCCGTTCATGTGGTCAAGCTCATGCAGGAAACACCTTGCGGTCATTCCTTCGAATCTTTTGGTATGTTTTTCACCTTTGTGATCTTGGTATTCTACCACAATACTTTTTGGTCTTGTGATCTTCAGTTGCAACATTGGAAAGGAAAGACAACCTTCATCCATGTGTACTTCACCTTCAGTTGATACCAACTTTGGATTAAAGAAAGCAACATACTCTTCACCGGCACCCATGACAAAAACACGATGTAAGAAACCGCATTGGTTGGCAGAAAGCCCAAGACCATTACTTTGTTTACAAGTTTCTACCAGTGCAGAAGCTAACTCTGTTGGATTTACAGGAGGATCCGTAAAGTCAAAATCAGGTATTTGTTTGTATAGAAACGGATGGTCAGGAGAAACCAATCTTAAAGTTTGTGCTGCCGGTTTCTCGACCTTTGCTTGTTCATCGGTATTATATAATACAAATTCATCAGTACTCATTTTGCAATCCTTGAAAAATTATTTTTCTTTTCGAACCTAATTACGCTTCTGAACTTGTCGAATAATTGGTCGCCTTTGTGTGAAATAACAAATACGTTTGTATCTGTTCCCATTTCGTGAATCAGTTTTAGGAACTCTTCTGTGCCAACTGTATCAAGTGAAGAATCAAAGACTTCATCCAGAATCAAAAGGTTGGTGTTGGTTGAATTCTTTAACTTGGCAATCTGTCGCCACGTAAACAACAATGCCAAGTCGATACGCATCTTCTCACCTTCAGAAAAGTTGGCATAAGAAAACTCATCACGGTGCCGGCTCTTGATTGTCTCTTCAAAGTTCTCATTGATATTAAAGTTGACAAAGAAGTCCATTGCAGTCAGGTATTTGTTGATCAACTTATTCATAATGGGCAAATACTGCTTGATGATTTTGGTTTTGATACCTGTATCTTTAAGTAGACCACTGGCAAATTCGTGATAGTGTTTTGCCGAAATTAGTGTCTCATACGATTCAGTATAAGTTGCCAATTCAGTTCTGAGAGATTTTAATTTCTCATTCTCATCTTCAAGATTATCTTTAGTTGTAGAGAGGCTGTTGATTTCCACATTCAACTTGGTAATGTATTGTTGAATTGCCGAGATGGTTGAATTGTGTTTGATTATTTCACCATTGTGTGCATTGATATGATTCAACACACCAGCAATATCTTTTAACCTATTTGAGATTTTATCAATTTCGGTCTTAACTTCCTCAAGACCCTTTTGTTGAACACCGACTTTGGATTTTCTCTCTTCAATTTGTTGTTCTTTGAAATGTGTTTCAATAGATTGTTTACAGGTTGGGCAGTTATCGTTCTTTTCATAGAATTCAATATCCTTTTCAATTTTGGTAATATTGTTTTCAATCTTCGCTTCTATCTGGATAAGTTTTTTGGATTTTTTCTCCAAGATATCTTTTCCATCACCAACTTTTGATGTTAAAACCGCAACATGTTTCTGTATCAAACCAATATCTTTTGTGATTTTGGTTATTTGATTTTGCGAGGTTACAATTTCTTTTCTTTTGTTTTCAATTTCCACATCGTTACGTAACTTATTATCTTCGATGTTTTGCAATTGGAATTTGATTTTCTCTTCAACCAAATTGATATCAAATTTTACTTTGGTAATATCATCTTTGATTGTGTATAATTTTTCTTTTACCACACCGTTCATTGAGGAAAAGATTTGAATGTCTAGTAAGTCCTCGATGATTGTTCTGCGGTCTGAGGCAGACAACTGCATAAACGGAACAAAAGAAGCCGAACCAAGGATGACAACCTGCGTGAATGACTTGTAGTTTAGTTTGAGAATGTTCTTCTCTAGAATTTCTTGATAGTCTTTTGCAGCCGCATCCTGGTTCATCAACGTATCATTGACGTAGATTTCAAACAGATTAGGTTTGATACCACGAACAACTTTATATGATTTTTTACCAATGGAAAATTCAACTTCAACTATCGCATCACGCGAGTTGATAGAGTTTAACAATTGTGGTTTGTTAATTTTGCGAAAGGGTTTACCGAACAGACCAAAGCACAGAGCATCCAGAATGGTGGATTTGCCTGCACCATTTTGCCCAATAATTAATGTGTTTTGTGATTTGGTAAAATCAATCTCAGTAAATACATTACCCGTTGATAACAGGTTTTTCCAACGAATCTTACGAAATAGTATCATGCTTGTTCAGTATTCAATGCCTCTACGTAGAGTTCTTTCAATAAATTCTTTAGTACATTATTATCTATACTGTCTTCTTTGATTGAATCCACAAACTTGTTAAGAATCGTCAACGTGTCTTCTGCTTGATCAATCATCTTCTCATCGATACCTTCAGTTAATTCAGTGAAGTCTTCTGCAATGGTGATATCGACTGGATTAACATTATACAGACTATTCATAAACTTGTCAAACAAGTATGGATTTGTTTTGTTGATTACAACCACTTTAACATATGTGCCAGTATAAACACTCAAATCTTTATTGGTAATTTCTGTAATAGTTTCCTCTTTGTCATCATATCTGATTCTGTGGAAAATGACATTAGGATTTTTTACGAAATCAAGTCTTTCACTATCAAGATCAAAGATATGGAAACCGCGAGGATCATTGTAATCTTGCCAAGTAAGTTCATATGGGTTTCCAACATAATGAATATCGTCGGAACTAGACTTATGATGATAATGACCAGAAAAAGTATGAGAGAACTTTCTAAAAATACCACGATCTAATCCTCCCTCAGAGGGCATACCACGATACATAGCAAAGCCAGAAATCTCAAAATGCCCCATGCAATATTTTGCATCTGTTTCTTGCAACATCTTCATTGAGTCTTCATAATTTTCCGGGCAGATCCAAGGCATCATACAGATTTTATGTGGACCTACATATATTTCTGCCGGATTGTCAATGATGTTAAATGAAGATGCGTATTCACCGAGTAAAAGGTTGACTGAATTTACATCATTGGTATTTTTAAAATAGGTGTCGTGATTGCCTGCCAACATATGCACATCAATACCCATTTGGGCCAATGGTTCAAAGAACATTTCTTTGGCACGTTTTAGTGAATAGAAGTTGATGTACTTCCTACGATCAAAAGTATCACCAAGGATCAACACAGCTTGGATTTTTTCCTCTTTCAATTTAGGAAAAAAGGTATCTCTATAAAACTTTTCATAGAAATCCAGGAAATGAACTGAATCATTTCTTGCACCAAAGTGTTGATCGGTTATGATGGCAATTTTCATTTATTTTTTGGACTCTGTTACCCGTTGGCGTAATTCGGTTGTTGAAAAACTGTGTTGTCTACTATTGAAATAGACTTCCATTGATAGATCGTGACCAGTAAACTGTTTATCACGATACTCTTCTCCAATGATTCTAACATCAATTGGATAGGATGTCAATATGTCTTTCAGTTCCTTTTCTGTGGCATATGGTACAATTTGATCCACGTATTTGCAAGCATCTAACTGAATGAATCTTTCCAATACCGATTGAACAGGTTTATTTTTCCAATTTCTATCAATTGTTGGATCGGTTTGTAGACCAACAATCAAATAATCACATTTGGTTTTTGCTTCTTTCAACATCATTACGTGACCTGCATGAAACAGATCAAAACATGAACATGTAAATCCTACTTTCATAATTACTCCATAAATTTTTCAATACCTTTCGGCTTCTTTACCGTCTTTAATTCTTTTTTGGTTTTTTTGGCAACTTCATAGTTCTCAATGAACTCGGCAATGTTGTCATACAATTCGAACTGTTTGGTTGTACCGTCTTCAAACTCCATAGTTTCAAATTCATCCAAAACACCAATTTGTTCGGTTGCTTTGTACTTCACATACAACTGTTTCTTTTCTTTTTGTATCCTTCTGAGGAACGCATAGTAAATGATTTGAGTGAAGTAAGCAAATGGGTTTTTGGATTTATTCGGATCAAAGTTCTCAAAGTACATCAGGCAGTTTTCAATGCCATCCGAAATCATTTCATCTCGGTAAGTATAGTTGATGAAGTTTGGTTTATGTGAAAGTCCTTCGGCAATCTTCATCCAACATTCACCGATATAATTTGGTATGTTGGGTTTCGATTTGCCGTTCTTCTCGGCCTCAATGCATGACTCTTTGTATGCAACTAGTGCCTTTAGGAAATCTTCGTTATTGATGTAGTGTTTCTGTTTATTCATTCAAGTATACCATAAAAAGTTGTTGACAAAGGGCTTGACACGTGATACAGTTCACGGTGTAGCCCCGATGATATTAATGTAATAAGTTTCCTTTAACTGATTCCATATCCTTTAAGACTTCCATCATATTAAGTTCCTCATCTTCTTTAATTTTGGATCTATTCCTTAGTATTTCATTCATCTTGTCCAAAGTACTAAGGTAATATTCCACAAATTCTTCGGTTGGTTTAAAAACACAGAGAATATCCTCGGTGTTAATTGCTACCGCATCACCTTTCATGATATCCACAGGTAACCAATGTTGTAGAATGATATTCGCACTGCGAACTGCAAACATCATAGGGCTTGAAATTTTAAGTTGGAAAGAATCAAGTTCTTCCATAAAGCAAATAACATCTGTTCCATCTTTTAATCCTATATTATAAAGTTTGAAAGTGAACTTCTCTTCATTATATATTTTCACTCTTTCCACGAAATGTTGTAAAGTAAAGTTCATTTTCTTTTTGTGTCTGAGGTC